AAAGAACGAATGTTCCGGCATCAGAGACGAATGAACCATCAATAACCTCACCAAGACCGGCATCACCAGAGGCAGCACCGAACACATTAGGAGAAGCACCCCACTGAGTAGGATCACCAGTCATACCCTCAGATCCCATAGCACCGGGATCCTGGAAAAGACCACCGGAAGTGATGAAAGCATTAGCACCAGAAGTCTCAGCAGGTCCACCGAAAGCGTGGACGGCATTAGGAAGAGCATCGACGGCATCGGTATAGTTGAAAGGTTGGGCACCAAGAGTCTTGTAAAGGGTCTGACCACCCTCAAGGGAGGAACAGTAATCGACATTGGCATCAGGTTGGACAACCCAGATGAGTTCCTTACAAGGGTGGTTGAAATTCAACTTGATCTTGTTGGAAGAGGAACCGACAGATTCGTCACCGGTGAACTGAAGTTGCTCGATGAGGTACTCGTGAGGATTCTGTGCCATCTTTCTACGCTCGTCAGTGTCAAGGAAGACATAGTCGATGTAAAGGGAAGCGGCAACAAGGGATTGTTGGTAAGCAGTGGAAGAAGAAAGAGTTCCGGAAGTACCTTCAAGGGTCTTGACGGCCCATAGACACTCACCAATAGGACGGAAATCAATGTTGATCTTGACCTCGTGGTATTGAAGGGCAATCAAAGGAAGAGCAAGTCCGGGATTGCGGCAAAACCAGAAAAGAAGGGGGATGTAAAGAGTGGTCTCAGGAAGGGCCTTGCGAGGGGCACAGACCTGGGAAGGTCCACCAGCAGCAGCACAGGGACCACTGATGTCAGCAAAAGAAGGATCGGTGATGTAGGTAAGTTGGGTGGTATTACCGATCATCTTGAAATATCCGCGTTGTTGTTCGGCAGACATGGTAAGTTGGTTCCAGATGTGCATCCAGTCACCATATTGACGGTCAATACGCTGACCACCAATCTCTACCTCAACCTGGGCAATAAGTTGCTCTCCGGGGAAATCTAACCAGCGAGCATAAACACCACCTTCGGAGTTCATGGACTGGTTGATCTCAGGAAGAGTGACCTGAAGGTAAGTGCGGTAGCAAAGATCACCGTTTCTGCTGATAGTACAGGTGACACGGCGACCGAAATCGGCTTGACCAGAGAAAGTCTGTTCAATAGATTCCATAGCAAAGTTGGTATGGCGTCTGTAAGACACCTTCCAGAAGGTAATTTCGGGGGTTCCGGTAAGGAATACGTCTTGGGCGCCATAGGCGACGAGTTGCATGAGTGCTCCAGCCATCTTTTCTTATATACTCTTCTAATAGAAAATAATTTCGGATTTTAATTAAATTAAATCAAATTAAATTAATTATTATAAACCTACAGTTTTACCAAAATAATAACTTTGTTACTAGATTTAAGTTGTTTTTCGTTAAAAACTTAATTATTCATTTAAAATATAAAAAATGAATAAAAAATGTTTTGCTAAATACTTTTGGACAATTGGTTAATTCAAAACCACACCATAGCAGTGTTAAAATACAATGACCAAAATAATAATTCAAAAATATGTAACGATAATGAGTTGATATACAACCATAATATTTTGTAAAAATTATTTTAAGGTCTCAATATCGAAGTTAGACACTAAAAATTGTTCTAAATACTCCTCTTTAAATACTTCTTTTTTATTTTCATGTTTTTTTACAAAAGTATAATTATCATCGTCTTTTTGTACTTTCCAACCCTTTTCTAAAGCATTCATTACAAACACCATAATTTTCAATTGTTTTGAATTTATATTTTCGGGTTGATAATTTACATGTATATCGTTATTCATGGTTATATTGTTACATTATACTTAATTATCTTTATTTTTCCTAATTTTATTAGATGTGCTAGTATATTTGGGATCGTCGTCACGTTCTCGTTTATTAGATTTACCATCAGTTTCTTCTTCTGTGTCCATTGAGTCATCAGTTTCTTTTTCTGCGTCCATTGATTTATCAGTTTCTTCTTCTGCGTCCATTGATTTATCAGTTTCTTCTTCTGCGTCCATTGATTTATCAGTTTTTTCTTCTGTGTCCATTGATTTATCACTTTCTTCTTCTTCTGCATTAATATATTCATAAATTTCTTTTAAAGTCACATTAGGTTTTTCGACAATGGATTTCAATTCTAATAATTCATCATCATCTTCTGTAATACCCAAAAGGTCCTCTTGTATTTTATAAGAAGCGTTTAATTGACTTGTAATTTGTTTTATTGCTAATGTTATAGTTCCTATAACTTCTTTTATATTTTCGGTTTGATCTATAGTTTCCGTAACTTCTTCTATTACTTCTTTATCATATTCCTCTATGAAAAAAACATTTAATTGTTCCAGTAAATTTTTATTATTAATTATTGTTTCCAACACAGTAAATGGATGTGTATCATCAAAATCATCAAAATCGTCAGACTCATACTCTGTTGTCTCTGATTCTTTGATTTTTAATTCTTTGATTTTTGATAAAATAAATTGAATTGTATCATTTAATTCGCCACCCTCTTGTGGTACATTTATCGATGAATCTTTCATCAAAATAGAATAACCAATTATTGTTAGTGCTATTTCACATTGTTTTAAAATATGTGTTTTTCTAACATATGTATCTAAATCCATTTTGAATAATTTATCTCGTGAATTTGCTTCACGTACAACCTTATTTTGTTTCATAATTATAATTATATTTCTTACAATAGCGGAAATAGTGTATTTAGGGTCACTTCCTAATTTGTTACCGGGACCAGTAAATGGTGTATTTGAAGCGTTTGGTTGTGTTCCTCTTGTTAAAAGTGTCTCATTAATCATCCTTAATTCTTTTTGTAACTTTATTTTATTTATATCTGAAATATTTCCTTGGTATTTATTTAATTCACTACTAATAATCTTTGCTTGTTCTACCAATTTATTTTCCGGGAGGTTTTTTATTTTTTCTTCATATGTTTGGGTTTGTGTTTCAGTTAGTATATCCGAACCACCAACTACTTTTCGTTTTTTCTTTGTTTTACGCTTTTTCATCGTTTTTCTACGCCTTGTTCGTTTAATACGTCTTTTTCGATTTTTTATACCACCATACTTCTTTCCAATACGTAATTCTTTTGCGTGAGAACGTAAATTTCCTTTAGAAATAAAACCTTTGCCTTCTTTTTGTTTAAGGTTTTTTACCGTTAATTCTTCTTTATATTCTTCTTTGTCTTCGTCTGTGTCTTTTTCCATCGTATGAATTGCTGGAATCGTATAATCAATAGTGTGTGATTCTATTGTATCAAAAGTAGTATAATCTACAGTAGTTAGGAAATTGTCATGAGTTAATAATTGAACATTATAAGATGAACGACTATCATTATCAAAGGTATTATTACTATTTAAACCTAGCGATACATATAAATAAGAGCTTAATCGTGGATTACATTTATCATATAATTTCTTTAAAATAATGGAAAAAATTGAAGTGAATGTTATATTTTTGGTAATAGTTTCATTTAATTTAAAATCTTTAAAAACATAATCGCTTATATTTTCAGAAATAGTTACAAAATCGGGTAAGCATAGAACAACGCCTATCATTGTTTGTGACGACATCTTTGTAAGTTTACTACGCCACAATCTTTCATTTTGAGTTCCACTATATGGATTACATGAGTTGAATCGGTCCTTCGTAGAACTCTTTAATTTCAACTTGGACATCACATTATATATATTTTTGTATAAATCCTCACTATCATTATCAGAAATGATGGTTGAAATATTTTCAAGACCGATTTCAACATTTTCAATAATACCATAATTAGTTATGTTATTTTGTAAAGTATTGACAATATTACTAACTTTATTCAAGTTTTCCGTTTCACTTTGTATAATATCATCAATTTTAGAAGCATCAAACTCGAGTGGTTTATACGCAGTTTCCCAAACACTATAACTAGTATCTGCTGCTATTAATGTGGTCATAAATGAAAATAAATTTTCACCAATATTAGTAACATACATATTGATAAACGAACGAGTAACAAATAATATCATCAATAGTGATTGATACACAATATCACTTTTGGCAACATTTGCGAGTTCATACGCACTGTCATGAAATAAATAACTATAAATTTTTTGAATATAATCCTGAATAATGCCCAAATAAGATTTTATTTTATCAATTTTTTCTTTGATTGTGTCATTTAAAGATTTTTCCTTTTCTAATTTTCCAATTCCGACTGACAAATAAGTGTATGCGTCTTTTTTCCGTTGAATAGATAATTGTATAGATTTCAATTTTTCTGAGGGTGTATTAACAGCATCTCTCAATTGTTTACTTAAAAATATGAGGGCCCCAGATTGATTTACAAAAATCACTATTGGTGCTCCATAATATATTGCTGACGCAACAGCTACACGATCATATGATAAAAACGCATGAATACCGTTACTTTGTTCAGAAGTAATTTGTACACCTTGCGGCGTATCTGTTGGAGTAAATAATTTATAAGATAAATTAGATCGGCACGCTGTAACTGCTTGACCATGATCACCAAATTTTTTTGTCATAATTTTTAATTTACCACTTTCTTTAATCAATTCACTATAAGAATAACTTTGAAATACACGAGAATCAAATGTACCGCGGTCTTTCGAAGCACTTAAATTAATAATTATATCTTGTTTAGGTAGTTCAGTTATTTTTTGCGCCTTATTCGAGTTTTTTTTGGTGCTGATATATATTTTATTATTATCATTTACCATAAAATTTACGTTTGCGGATTCAATAAAATCCTCGGTTTCACCTTTTGTATATAAGTTATTTTCCCTAGAGGGTAATTTTAATGTTTTAGCATATAATGTACAATCAAATCGGGTAAATAGTAATTGATTACGAAGAATAGTGCTGTCTTTGTGTTCGTCATCGTCATCGTCATTGTCATTGTCATTGTCATCGTCATCGTCATCGTCATTGTCATTGTCATCGTCATCGTCATTGTCATTGTCATTGTCATCGTCATCGTCATTATCTTTAACAATCTTAGGATACAAAATTGCGGTTTCGTCATTATTAAACCCAACATCATTATAAGCATCAAATAATCCATAATAAGAGCGAGACGTTTTATCGGAAAACCCCTGTCTGACACCAGCACTTGAATAATAATGCGTCGAAGGACCAGGATCAAAAATGCCGGCCGCACTTTGAAGTGTAACAATTTTTGTTTCTTTTTTCCCTTCCGTTTGTTTCCACTTTTTTATATCATCTGCCCAATTTCCATACGCAACATCTCGTATAATAAAAATATCTTCGTTGATGCCGTGATCTTCAAAAAACCTTTGTATTTGTGAATTGTTTTTATCGTACACAATTGGAGGATCACAAACATTCTTTTCTTTTTCCGAATCACTACCCAATGGAATATGACCGACAACATAACGATTTGTTACAATATTTGCGTTGAATACTTGTTTGTTATCATCACCAATTACCCCATAATCCTTAATATATCCATCACAATTAGGTCTACACATCTTTATAAGTTTTGGTTGTAAATCTTTATTATTATTCCATGTATGTACGTTTAATAACATTCGAAATAAAAATATATCTTCGCTACTTGGTTGCCCGTCTTCATTTTTCAATAAACTATCAGTATCTAAAGAACCACTTCCTGCGACATCATTTAATTTATAGCAATTTAACCCATCAGGAATATGTTCTACAACAAATTTATCGATTTCTGTTTTGTCTAATTGTGGAATATTATGATGATCATGCCAAGCATCCATTTTTGCGATGCGACATAATTTTTGATATTTTCTTTCAAGACCTAGACTATCTACTTTATATAATTCACTATCTGGTGGACAATATGGATTTAAATCTAATACTATTTTTTTTTCAGATGACATTAATATATTATTATATAACAAAAAAATATCGAAAATCTAGGAAAAAATATCACTATATACTAATGAAAACTAGAAAAACAAAAAGAATATTTAGAAAGTTACGTTCAAAACGAGGAGGAGATAATTCAGTAACTAGAAAATTCAAGAGATTGAACGGTGCATTAAAATATGGATTACTTTATAATAGTCCATACATAAATAGAAAACCGAAGAGATTAGAATTAGCATTATCTCATTCAAGAAAAGTAAAAGATAACACAGAAAAGGATTTATCAAAATATATGAAACTTAGAAGCGGAAAACAAGTAAAAAAACCGATAGGTGGTAAAAATAAAACAAAAAGAATGAAAAACATAATTACATAACAAAACACATAAATAATATTCGTTTTTAATTATATTGAAAATGAACAAAAAGACGACAACAATGAAACAAATGACTTCATTGGACGAAAAACATCAAGAAATGTTGAATAAATTTCACAATAATGAATACAAAACAGTTCCTAAATTAAAGAATGAAATAGTAATGCTAGAAAAAGAAAAATCAAATTATCAACGTAATCAAATCGATAAAATATTGGACATCGATGACCAAATTAAGGAGTTCAAACAAGAAATCAAAATGTTAAAGAGAGAAAAGAAACAATATTTACTAGATAATTCGAAATATATTTTTGATTATTTTGAGTCCAAGAAACAAATATCAAATGGAGATCAAAACCAAAATGTCAAGGTATTAAACTCCTTTTTTAAGGTCAAAAGTACTAATTCAGACCGAGAAAATCCAAATAATTATAGTCAATCCAAAAAATTATACCAAGAATATTGGCGTAATGTCAATAATGAATTTACCAATCCACAAGATTATATTATGTCTTGCGATTTATGTAACATATGTGAGAGAGGAGAAATGGTCCCACAAGATGAAGAAGGAATTATGATTTGTAACAATGTTCAATGTGGACAATTTATCACATACATTGTTGATAGTTCGAAACCCAATAACAAAGATCCACCAAATGAAGTATCTTATACAGCATATATTCGACTGAATCATTTCAAGGAAATTTTGTCGCAATTCCAAGCAAAGGAAACTACACAAATTCCCGAAGAAGTCATTGACAAAATTCGGGCGCGCATTAAGAAAGAACGTATCACAGACATGAAACAAATCAATTATGACAAAATGCGCGAAATATTACGCAAATTAGGATTAAATAAATATTTTGAACATATTCAATATATTAATTCTATATTTGGTGTAAAACCGCCCATTATGAATGAAGAATTACATGAGACGTTGTGTGTATTATTTATTGAAATTCAAAAACCTTGGGCGGTCCATTGTCCAGCAAATCGAACCAATTTTTTCAATTATACATATACATTATATCAATTGTGCATGTTATTAGACCAAACGCAATATTTGCCGTTCATACCTATGATGAAAGATCGCGAGAAACAGTTGGAACAAGATATGATTTGGAAAAAAGTTTGCGAAGATTTGGACTGGGAATTTTTCCCAACCGTTTAACTAGAATTATTTTATATAATTATTTTATATAATGAAATTTTCTAGAATCTCAATTTTAATAATAATTTTTGTAATATTTTGCTGTATCGCCTATTTCATACAAGTTACAAATAATATATGCGAACCGATGACGACTCATCCGAAAATATTGTTCACATGTACAAGTTTTGTATCAAAACCAAATAAACTAGATTCGTTAAAACAGACATTAGATAGTTTTATTCGTTATACACCAACTGAAACTATTGATAGAATGATTGTAATAAATGAATATGACGAAAATACAGAAGATTCCATCGAAGAACTAAAAAATATGTATCCTGAAATTGAATTTATAAACAAATCTGAAAAAGATAAAGGTCAAGCGAGATCAATTAATTTAATTATTGACATTTTACGGGAAGGAAATTATGATTATTGGTTACATTGGGAAGACAGTTGGATTTTAAATACACCTTTTTTAGATGATTCAATTGAAATTATGGAAGATGATAATATAGATCAACTACAATTAATTGATCGATGGCATGATACTCAGGATGAACGAAAAGAACTAAAAACAACAAAAAGTGGAAAAAAATATACTGAAATTTTAAAAATAAATGATTCTATAGATGAACAATTGAAACCGTTTGGGAATTGTACTGATTTTAAATTGAATTGGGTCGATCATAGGGATCATTGGCCTCTATTTTCATTGAGTCCAGGTATAGACAAAGTGGACAAAATTTTAGAAACGGGTTATTTTGATACATCAACCGAATTATGGCCTATTACATTTGAATTTAAATGGTCGATAAAATGGTTATGTAATGGAAGTAGAAAAGCAATTATCAATAATAGTGTTTGTCAACGTGTGGATAATCATATATCAACATATGATTAGCATTCTTTAATTATTTAAGACATAACACCAAATACAATACATTTTTTTCTACACGAAGAATAAGATGTACTATATTTTTTTTCATATTTCCGGAATAGCATTATTGGAAATATGTTTTTTCTTCTATTATATTGGACCTATGGAAACCAAACATTTTCGAAATGTAGTAAACAAATTGGTCAATGAACCTCTATTTATGATAGAAAATAGTATACCCGAACAAGAAACGATACAATATGAACAATTTGTACCAAATAACTATGATTTACAAATAAATAATAGTTCAATTCCGATTTCTTATAAATCGATTCGTGAAAGTATTCAATTATATACAAATCAAACTATCGAACAAAATATGGAAGAACTGAAAGAAAATAAAGATTCGGCAATAAAACGGCGAGAAAAAAAAAATGAAGATTTGTTTGTTAAAACAATTGAATATTGGATGGCATTTACGTTCTTGACAGTTTTATTATATATGTTACATTCAAAATATATAGAACTTATCCGTTTAAATGAGGTGCATAATTCTATTGTCACCGTTCGTTCGCATGATTATGATATTGAAATGCCCGAATACACACGGTATAGAAAAAATTCAGAAATTCAAGAAACTTTAGAAGAACAAAGTCCCAATAAATGTTATGAAACTACCAAGAAAATTGGTCATTATTTCTTATTTGCGGTTTGTATTATCAGTTTTCAATATGGTTTTTTCGAAACCATTGTTTTATCGTATGATCCATTATCCATTGATGAAGTGAAATATTTAATATATAGCAAATTAATCCCTAGTGCGTAACAATATATAATAATATAAATGATTATTATATATGGATCCGAATGAAATATTAAACGAAATTAATATTACATTTGTTCGTCATGGAACTACAGAATACAACGAACAGAATCGAGTTCAAGGTAGTTCTGATATTCCATTGTCCAAGAAAGGATATGAGGACATTGAAAAAGTTGTTTTAACTCATTGTAATTATGATCTATATTTTCATAGTCCTTTAATGCGTTCCAAAGATACTTTATACAGTATTTTGGAAAAATATGGTACTATACCAGACAAAAAACATATTGTTGAATCCTCTTGTGTCACCGAACGCGGATATGGAATTTTCGAAGGATTAACACCATCGGAAATTGAAGAACAATATCCTTCTTATTATCACGAATGGATAATCAATGAAAATGTGAAAGGAGATAATATTGAACCAATTGAAGAGGTAATCTATCGTATCGAAAAGTTTATTGCGAAATGTATAGGATACAATAATAAAAGGATATTAGTGGTCACACATTCGGGGGTTTTGTATGCTCTCTATAAATACATTACTGATTCTCCCTTACATTTAAAACCTGCGGATTTTTTAGTTTCTTTCCCGAATTGCTGTGTGGTAGACCTACAAATATTGGTCCATTCTCATCATAGTGAATTAAATTTCAAAATAAAAGGCAATATCATACAAAAAATTATAAAGCACTCATAACTTGCTGAAATGTTTGCGCATTTAATTCTGTTAATGGTGGTAATGGTTCATCATGTGCGTTGTCAATTAATTTGAAATGTTCTCCGATTTGTATGTTGCTAGTAACATTATTTTTAAAATTACTATCAACCACTTGTGTAAAATTTTTCATCAGTAAATTTGAACTCATTTGTTTTTTCATATTTCTACGTAAAATAGTATTCATAATAATAAAACTCATCTTGGAAAGTGCGTTTGTATTTTGATGACGATGTTCACGTTTTAATAAATCTACCTGTCCCATTTTCTTTAATCCGAATTTCTCCAAAATATCTATCAACATATTTACTTCTACGCCATAACCTGTCATATATTCCACGTTTTCCAAAACCTCTCTGTAACCACCATATTCGCCTCCAAGAGGTTGGATAAAACCCGATAATTCTGGATACAATAAATTTAACATAGGACGTGCGCATAATTCAGTAACCCGTCCTCCTTCATTTGATTTTTGTACTGTATCACTAATGACCAAAGGTCTTTCATAAAAACCTTTCACAAATTTAATGGGTGTTGTTAATAGTGGACCAATCAGTCCATAAATCATACGTACATCGAAATTTTTTAAATCACTGTCGCAATATAAAACAATTGTCCCTTTTGAACAATATAATCCTTTCCATAACTGATTTCCCTTTCCTTTTTTACATTGATAATCGGGTAAAATTTCGCATTCTTTTACTACATTTAATAATTCATATTTAGTTTCCAAGTTATATACAATGTCTAAAGTATTATCGGTGGAACCACCATCGATTAATACAAGTTCGTCAATTAATTGGAATTTATTATTCAAATCGCGAAAAATGGTTTCAATAATTGCTCCTACACTGTTTTCTTCGTTAAGTGTAGGCATAACTAGAGAAATGGTTCGCCCATTTTTATTGTTATAAAGCATTTCGAAATCTTTATAATCGAAACAATGGAAAGTGTTTTGTTGTAACCATGACTCTACTTTTTGTATTTCAACTGATTCCATTTGTATAGTATAAAAATATATTTCGAATAATATTCAAACTAATATTCGATAAAATAAATAATATCCTATGTTATACATGATTACTTTTGGAGGAATTGTCATATTATCCGTATATACTGCCATTGTTGGCATTATTGTATCCTATAATTCACAAACTGTAGAACTGTTACATGACTCTTTGATGATTGCTTAATAATTTCAACAAGAAAATTGATTCGTTTTGTTGGAAGTAAGTAACTTCCATAAAAAATATGGCAGGAGTAAAACGATTACACAAAGAATATAGAGACCTTTTAAAGGATCCCATGGTCAATTGCATAGCAAAACCACTGGAAGAAAATCTCCTTGAATGGCGGTTCATTTTCAAAGGGGAGTCAGATACTCCCTATAAAGATGGGGTGTATATGGGGAAGATCAGTTTGCCAAAAGAATATCCGTGGAAACCTCCAAAAATTCAAATGATCACCCCAAATGGACGGTTTCGTACAAACGGTACGCTATGTTTGAGTTTTACGCATTATCATCCGGAGTCATGGAATCCGGCACTATGTATTCGCACTATGCTCCTAGGAGTCATATCGTTCTTCTATGACAATGATAATACCACAGGGGCTACGCGATCGACTATCAATGAAAAACGGTTGTTTGCTGAAAACTCTGTTTCGTTTAATAAGACCCTAGACGAATATAGATTGTTGTTTGAAAATAACGAATTTGAACCAAGAAAGGTGGTCATCATCAAGAAGAAAAAAGTTGCCATGTCAGTCTAATTTTATACGTAATTTTATAAGCAGTATTTTTTATTTAGTGTAAAAAGCTATATAAATAATAGTAGTAAAGTCTTATTATAATCAATGTCACTTCGTACACATCAATCAAATCAATTACATACACAAAATGATTTACTCATGAAATGTTTGTTAGATTTTTATGAGGACAAAACCAAGTTGGATCAAATGATGAAAATTATTAATGGTGAATCGAATATTTCACTTCGTATTGTAGATTGGTTTGTTACAAATTATGCGAAAAAAGACTATACAATTTATGATCTTCCAATAATAAGAAATTCGAAAACTGTTCAAACGCGTTTTAAGGTATACAATGATTATAAATTGAAACTAAAGGCATATTCTAAAAAGCGTTTTGACCCGTTTTGTAGATGGGAGCGCATTACCATTCCGTATAATGAAAACAATTGTATGGAAACCACCATTGGACAATTGAATTTTTTTAAATGGGCAATTGAAAACAAAATTATCGATTATATTAAAGAACATTATGACGCAATTGAGAAAGATATGAATGATCGCAATTCAATTTCCAAGAAAAAGAAAGACGATAATTTGGAAACAGCATCTATTACCTTAAATAGTGGTGATAATAGTAAAACGCGCAAAAAACGTGAGGAACTATCTGTGTCGGCATGTAAATGTATTAAGAAGGAAAATGTGAAAATTATTGTGTCATTTAATTAAATTACATGGATGTATCTGATTATATAAAATAATAATTTTTGGAAATATTGTAATGGTTTCATAATGTATAATGAAATCATTTGGCGAATATTTTTCTTCCCTTTTAAATATGAATATGTTTTGTAAAGACGAATCGAAGTCCTCAAAAGACTCATTGGACAAAACAGAACACGAAAAAGAAGAAGTCCAAGAAAAAGAAGAAGAGAATAAAGAAGAAACGGAAAAAGAGAAAAAAAAAGGGGAAGAAACATTCGAATTTATCGAGATTTCTGAAAATACGTTTGCTGAAGTAGTAGAAGATATGTTTATTACGAAATTTTAATTTTTTTGTTTTTTGTTTTTTTTGTTTTTATGCGGTCTTGTTCCATGTTTCATCGATTAAACCATACGACTTACACTTCTCAATATCCCACCACAGATCGTGCTTCAATATCTCTCCTAATTGCTTCTTAGGAATATTTGCGTGAGTTTTATAGATTGCCATAATCTTAGTCATGAGTTCCTTGTTATTCTCAAACTCATCCTCTAGTTCTGCCATTTTTCCCCATGATCCAGCAGACAATTGATGAATCAGCATATATGCGTTTGGACGCATATAACGCTTCTTACCTACTACACTAATAAGTGTTCCTGCTGAGGCAGTAGCGCCCTCAATGACGGTATGAACGGGAACTTTGCATGATTGAATCGCATCAATTGCGGTCATGGCATCAAATACCGATCCTCCAAAAGAATTGATGTGAAGGTAAATTGGAATCTCATCAATACACAGTTTATGTGCGTTGATAATATTATCCAATTCACACTTGCGTAGAAATTCAATCATTTCAAAGACGGAATCTCTATCGACTTCTGCGTGGAAATAAATATGATTTCCCTCGCGTGTAATTTTACGACCACCTTCGTCATCGTCGTCATCATCACAATCATCATTTTTAATGATAAGATTGGCAGTCTTACACTGTCCGCGGGTAGTAACGTTTTTAGGAGCAAATCTGAACATGTTTTCTATTATATAGATTAATACAAAACATAACTTTGTATCAATTAGAATCAATTTTATAGTTTATTCACACCTTTTTGAACCTTTATTTTGGAATAGGAAAAGGACGTTGGTTGGGTTCTAGATTAAAGTTCGTAGGCATAATTAAAGGAACTTGACGATCGATCATAGAAAGTTCAGGAATATTGCGAACTTCAGCATTTAACGGACCTTCTGGTTTTACTAGATTTGTGGATCCAATACCAAACAACCATGATTCAATATCATTCGGGTTTTTTGCCAATTCAGTATCGGGTAATTGACCCGGATTTAATCCAAGTCCCGATTTATAAGTAGAACTCGCAAAAGCATATTCTTTATTTGTGCTATATTGTATTTGTTGTTCAAAAGCGCGTTGTTCGACTTGATAATTTCCAGGTGTATTTTTATTCGACGATGATGCCATTATAATATAGTAAGACAATAAA